ATGGTTGCCACGTCGGCGCCTGACTTCACCATACGTGTGATCGCCGTGTGCCGCATCACGTGGGGCGTGACCAAGTCCGGGTCCATGCCCGCTGCGCTGACGGCGCGCCTGAAAGCCGTTCGAAAGGAGCCCCGGTGCGGCGCCTTGCTGCCGGGGATTCGGCTTGAACAGGTAGCCCGCTTTGTCCTTGCGATCGTCCCGGATCTTCACGAGCGTCTGAACCAGTTCCGCCGTCATCGGCTGCTCGCGCTCCCCTGCTTTGGCGTCGGGTATGAAGAAACGCCGACGGTGCTCATCCAAATAGTCGAGACGCAGTTTCTTTATCTCGCCATGCCGCATGCTGGTGTTGAGGCCGATTAGAACGAACAGCAATAGGTCCGCGTCGAGGTCGTGTGCTGCGGCATTCAGCAGCGATTCGCATTGAGCCGGAGAGAGAGCGATGATCCGCCCATCGCCTTCCTTCAGATGAGGAATAGTCGGCACTGCATCCAGTCCGATCCATCGCGGTTTAGCGGTCGTCGCGGCTTTGAATAGCTGGCTGAGGGTGCTGAGCTCGCGGTTGATTGAGGACGGCTTCCCCACGATGCCGAAAACCGAATGGTGCGGGCGCTTCGAAGCGGACGGCCCAACAATGGAGATGCCCTGCTGATGGCTGATATCATAGAATTCCCCACCTCCGGCTCGAAAGAGCCTCGTGAGAGCGCCAGCACTCTCGCCGGATCGATCGGCTTGGAGGACGGCGCTGCGGCCGGGCATTCCGCAGACGTCATTGATGCGGCCGGCGGTCGCTACGGTCAGCTCGCGCTGGACGAGTTCGAGGGCGATGCGGTCTCGGCTTTGGCTTCCCTCGACAGCGCGATGGAGTTCATCCTTGATCAGCAGCTCGTCGCTCGCGCTGAGCGCATGTTAGGGCCCCGCGGCACCCCTCCAGAGGCAGCATGAGCGGCGATTACAAGCAAGGCAGAGCCGATGGGCTTCGTGAAGCTCTCGACATCCTTGCAAGGCTCGGAGACGTTGAGGCGCTAAAGCTTAAACGTGAGTCACCCTTTCGAACGAAGCTCCCGCGCCAGACACGCTGGCAGGCATACCGCACCGCCGGGACGAGGATCACCACAGCGCTGAGGAAGCGGGAGCGGCAGGTGCCCAGCTTTGCGGCTGCCATGAAGAGGCTGGGGCTGTGACCGGGTTGCAAACTCCACATCAGGAGCGGGTTCAATGAGCAAAGCGAAGCGCCTTTCGCCGGGCGTTGTGAAGATGCTGTCCGACGTGGCTGGGAAGAAGACCCCGACGAACTCGCAGTCGTCGCCGAAGCTCAGGCCGACGCCGGAGCAGATGCGAAGAGGCTCGTTTCGGCAGACGCCCGTAAAGACCGATCAAGGCCAGGTGACGAGCTCTGCCTTCCGCCGGCAGCCCCTTTTCGAGACGCTGGCCAAGGGCAACAGCGGGATAGATGCAGAGGGGCTGCGGGCGCTGCGCTTCTATCGCGAGGCCCACGAGGCAACAGCGCGATCTTTGACACGCTGCGCGCTCGACGCAGAGGGTAGAGGCGGAGGTGGTGTACCGCTCGGTCTCCCGCCGTCCATGCTGGCCGACTATCGCCTGAAGACCTGCGAAGATGCGATTGCGGATCTTCTCCCAACGATGCGAGCAGTGGTGCTCGAGGACCAGTCCTTCTCAGCCATCGCGATCGAGCGGTTCGGCGGACGCAAGCAGAACTGGCTGGTTCAGGAGGAAAGCCGCGGGCGCATCAAAAAGGGGGGCAAGATGAAGTTCATAGACAAGATCGTGCCTCGATCAGGACGTCACCGGGAGCTGATCAAGGAAGAGTTCGCGCGCGGCGTGAAGCGCTTGACCAAAGCGGTTGCACCTTACTCAGGACGGGCGGTTGAACACGCACCAGCCACATAGAAAAGAAGGCGTTCTCGATCAGTCCAACAATACTCGCAGCCTATTCCGAGGCACTTGTTTCAGATACGACATGAATGGAACTGCCGCACTTGTCAGGCGCTTAGCTGGAAGGTCGAACGCAAGAGGATCTTTAGCCCCTTGCCTTCTAGCGTAGGGTTTATGATGCAACACGTGTCCATGGTATTGCGCGACCATTCACGGTCGCTGAAGATCGCATCGGGAATTTTCGCTGCGTGGTGCACAGTAGCTGCGGCGCTGATTATTCCACTTCAAACCTAAGTTTTGAGGTGGCTAAGTATAGCCTGCTCTTTTATCGGGGGGCTATTCTGGAGTATTCGGAAGAACTTCAGGCAGGCGGTCACTTAGAGGCTGTGCATCAGGCAGTTCAGCGCCCCAGCACTGACGTTGTGGAACTCTGGTGTGAAGAAGGAAAGATTGCTTCCTTCAGGCCGCTCCGCATCCCTCAAAAATAGACGGCCTCTACTCGCTGCGACAAAGCTGGCTGGTCGGCATGGTTCACGCCAAAACGGTTGCGCGCTGTGACTCGCGCAACAGCACTGCTTCAGAGGGCTTGCACCGGGGCAGCAGATGTGCGACATACATCAGCGTTGGAATAGCGCTCGCAGCCACTGGCTCGCGGGCGTTTGTTTTATCTGCTCCCCATGATAGCGTCATTGAAGCGAAACAGGACTCACTCATGGCTTCGCCGATGTTCTTCAAAGAGGAGGGCCTCCTCCTACAGCAGAGAGGGCGCCTCATTCTTCAGCGCGATAGCGGAGACGTGTGGATCCTCGGCCGTTCAATCGGCAGCGAGAGCGGGATCGGGGAGCGTGTAAGTGTCGAAGGCATGCGGTCTGAAACCGGCATTCTGGAAGTCGCGCGCATCGTGGTCAGCCCGGACCAACCTGACTGAGCAGCGGTATTGTTTCACTAGCGTAGCGACTGTATCGCGGAGTCGTGAGCACAGGCAACATCATCCAGCGGGCGATCGAACTGGCCGCAGCCGGAGAGTGTCGCAGCCTTCACGAGGTCGAGCGAAGCCTCACCCGTGAAGGTTATATGCAGGTGTCAGACCACTTGGCTGGACCGCGGATCCGCTCTCAGCTGAATGACCTGCTTCGAAAAGCCAGAGCGGCAGAGCCGAAACCGAGCATTTAAGGTGAGCGGGCTTGGCTTGCACCCGAAGCGCGAACTCCTTAGCGATCACTCCGAGCCGGGGCGGCGAACGGCGTCCCGGTGCGCTCCTGCTCCAGCAGATCGACGAAGCCATAGGCGCAGCGACGATGCGCACCTTGTTCGTCTTCAGTTTCCCAACGACCGGCCGCCACGAACTCTTCGGCGGCCCGCTGCGCATAATAGGCAAAGCGGTCTGACACGTCTCTCTCCCGAGCAAGGGCGACTCGACGAGGTCAGCATACCACTTCAACAGACCGAGCGGCATCTGCGGATGACCGTACCCCTTCCCGCCGCCCCTCAATCCGCGTGCACGCCCCGACTAACACGGCGCGACAGGAGAGCGGCGGGTTCATTCAGCCGCCTACTGTGCTTTGTCAGCCTCCTTCAGGAAGTGTCGGAAGCCTCTTCGATCCCACACTTCGACGGCAGTAGCGTCGAGGATCTTTTGGTAGACGGGTAGAAGCTGCTCCGCATCCCGCGCCGCCTCTTCGAGAGTGCTAAAGTTGCGGAAGGCGACAACTGTCTGCTCTTTCAGCCACTTAACTTCAAAAGGCATCAAAGCCCCCCGAACTCTGCTGCAAGTCACTGTAGGACTGCTTCTTCACTGTCAGAGAGACCTTGGCAATATGTGCCGAAGGCGATGGCAGTTTTCATTCGAGACGAGGAAAGCCATGGCGATAAGAAGCCCACTGCCGAAGAGGTAGCAGCCGCTCGCGAGCTGCTCACCCGAGCCGCCACTGCCAGCGCAGACGAACCACGCGCCGCACTCATCGGCCTAGTGACGATGCCTGAGTTCAACGCGGTCACGGAAGCCTTGCGGAAGGCGGTGATGCTCAACCCTGCGGACACTGAGGCGAGCTACGCCTACTCCATGCTGGAGCGCCTGAGGGCTGCCCACACGCCTGCCTGATGGGCAGGCTGAAGAACATGCCGCCACGCTTGGGCGGTCTGCCACCCAAGCTCTTGTCCCTACCCGTTGACCCTGCCGCGATCGAGCGTCAACGCAACGCCTTCAACCCACTCCGCCCGCTCTATCGCACGGCAAGATGGGCAAGGCTCCGCTGGGCCACGTTCGAGCGGGACATGTTCACCTGCCAGATGTGCGGACACCTTGAGGGCGACACGTCCAAGCTGGTGGCCGACCATCGCCGCCCCCACCGTGGCGATCTCACGCTGTTCTGGGACGAAGACAACCTCTGGACCCTATGCGCCTCGCCCTGCCACTCGAAGCACAAGCAACGGATGGAGCAGGCGCCGGAGATGCGGTGAACGCGAAACGCCCCGGCAAGGGGGCAGCCGGGGCGGTCCGAGTAGTCAGGGGAATAACTTCAACTACCAATGGTTAACGGAGTTCCGCATGGGGAGGGGGGTCAAAAGTCCAGGCATCCCCGCCCCCCTGAACCGCCCCCCGTGCCACGCAGGGATTAAATTCGGCCGTTTGAATATCGCGTCTGCGAAATCAAAGGACATGCTTATGACGCGAGGAGGCTCACGCCCCGGTGCGGGCAGACCGCGCAAGGACCCGGATCAGAGGGCGAAGCGGCTGACGAAATCGCAGATTAGCTCCGCTGCTGCGGCCAAGAACCAGACGCCGCTGGAGTTCATGCTTTCGGTGATGAACGATCCGAACGAAGACAAGAAGTTCCGAGCTCAGATGGCTCAAGCTGCCGCGCCTTACGTCCATGCCAGGCCGGGTGAGGACAAGAAAGGTAAGAAGGAGGAGGCGCAGGAGCGCGCCGACGAGATCAACGATCGCTTTCGTGGCGTATCCGCCCATCATCCTCGTCGCGAGCGTCAAGTATCGCGATGCGGCTGGTGCCGAGCATGTGGTGGATCCGGACACCTATGAGCTGGACGGCCGGGATTTCCGCTTCGTTTCGAGAGTACTCCACCCCTACTACTACGTCGGTCGCCAGGCCGCGATCTCCTCCCGTGCTGGTTACGAGGTGCTGCCGAAGCCGATCAGGGCGGCAGTGCTGCTCATGGTCGGGGATTTGTACCGCTTCCGCGAGACGGTCTCAGTTGGCGTCTCCTCGACAGCCGTTCCCATGTCCACAACGGTGGAGAGCCTCCTCAGTCCCTACCGGGTCTTCGGATGAGCGGCCTCGACGCGGGCACCCTCGACCGGCGCGTTAGGATCGAGCGCCCGGTGGCGGACTCGTCGCTCGACGGGGCGGGGTCCGGGACATGGCAGCTCGTGACCGAAGCATGGGTTCAGGTGCAGGATGTTCTGCCGAGCCGCAGCGAGCGGCTGGCAGATGGCATGAACTTCGCGGCGCGTCCGGCGCGCGTGAGGATGCGGTACCGCTCCGACATTACCTCCGAGATGCGGTTCGTCCTGGACGGCCGGGCCATGCAGATCATCTCCGGCCCGGCTGAGATTGGCCGCCGAGACGGCTTGGAGTTCATGGTGGAAGAGTATCGCCCAGCGGGCGGCGGTGCCTGATGCCCACGGTCCGGGGTAAAGCAGAGACGCGGCGCTTCTTCGCTGAGACGCCCGCCAAGCTGAAGACCGTGTTCCGGGGTGCTGGGCGCGCAGGCGCGAACGTCGTCGCGGATGAGATCATGCGCCTCATGTGGGTCAATCCCAAAGCCATGCTGACGATCTTCGGACCACTCGGCTACACTCGCGACGACCTGGAGGGGAAGACGTTCGCCGAACTAGACAGGCTCGACCAGGTAGCCGTCAGCGAGATCGCCCGACTGGACCAAGTGGCGCTCGCACGGGACGGAGCACCGGTCAGCGGCATGATCCGCTTTCACCCGATACTGCCCGAGATGCACGTCGTGAAGATCACTGCCGCCACGAAGGACGGAGGGCTGATCTACGAAGGCTACGCCTACCGCAAGAACGACATGGAAGTGTCCGAGGGTAGCGCCGCCGCCCGCCAGATCGAAGCAATTGAGGCATCTGCCAACCACCTGATGCCGCGCGGCTGATCCAGACTGTCAGGAGAACCTATGACCCAGCACCGCAAGGCGCCGGCCGACTTGCTGCGTCCGCGCCTCAAGCCGCCCGGCTTCAATGACCCGATCTTCCTCCGCGCGTTTGACGCCGTTCTCACGGCTGCTGGCGTGGCTCGCGGCGACGGCGCGCCCGCTCTACCGCCTCCGCCCGCCGTGCCGCCTCTGGGGGCGCTTACGGGGCCTGTGGCAATGATCGACGCTGCGCTGCTGAAGATCGCCTGCTCTGAGAACACCCTCGCCGAGCTGGCGATCTGGGGCGCCAGCTCTTCAGCGCGCGTGCGTGCGCTGGGGAATAGACACGATGCGGGAGGTGGCGAGCTTCCTTGCCAACATCGGCGTCGAGAGCTGCGGACTTACTCGCGTCGAGGAGAGCCTGAACTACAGCGCCAAGCGAATGGCCGAGGTGTGGCCGCGGCGCTTTGCGATCAATCCGAACGCGTCCGCTGAAGGACCGGCAGCCGAACGGGCCGGCCAAGAGCCTTGCGCACAATCCTGAGAAGCTGGCGAATCACGTCTATGCTAATCGCATGGGCAACGGCCCGCCCGATAGCGGCGACGGCTGGCGTCATCGTGGTTTTGGACCGAAGCAACTCACTGGCGCTGACAATCACCGCCGCTTCGCCGCCGCCTTCGGCATCCGCGTTGAAGACGTGCCGGCGTTCATCCGCACCCGTGAAGGCGGAGCCCAGTCGGCCGGCTGGTTCTGGTTCGACAACGATCTGGACGCGAAAGCCGCCACCGCAGGCATCGAGGACGATCGGCAGGCGATCAACGGCGGACAGACCGGCGTCGATGAGGTGCGCCGCAGGTTTAATGCGCTCATCTAGGAAATGCTGCGCCGGGAGAGAATGGCAGCATGACTAAGCGGGTTCCACACCTTCGGATTGTCGTCGCGGCATGCATCGCGGCGGTGCTCGGTTACGCTGGCTTCAGCATTTATGCCGTGGGCGTGCTGAAGGACCCGACCATGACGGGCGACATCATCGGCACCTGGAAGAGCTTCGCCGTTCTCGCGTTCGGCTTCTGGCTGGGTTCCAGTTCGGCCGGGAAAGCGAAGGAAGAGCCGTCCGGCCCCACCGGCCGTCCCGATGATCCTGTCAGTGTCACGGAGGAGGTCCGCCCATGAAGGCTATGCTACTGGCTGGGGCGCCTTCTTCCCGAACTCTTCGCTTGCGTTTGGGTTGGCGCGTGTGCCTCCGCCTCGTTCGGCAAGAGTGTCGGCTGTCCGCAATTGCGAAAAGCTCTTTCACCCTCTTGCGCGTGGTGTTCATTAGATGAGCGGGCACTTTATCCTGCCGCCGTGGGATCGAGCGGCCACCCCCGGGAAGGAAAGCATCAGGGGTGGCCACCCTTCGGACCGCAGCTTAGAGCAGCAATCCACGGACAGCATTGCTCTGCCCGCTCGTTCACATAGGTAAACAGTCTGAACGCGCAAGGGGAACTTCGGCCCGACGCAGTCAGGCGTATTGTCGTCATGCTGCGTGCGCAGCAGATGTAGTAAAACGAAAACGCCGCCAGCGTGAACTGGCGGCGTCTGTTCAGGAAGTAGCGTCAAGCTGCTCTAGTGCCTGAACGGCTTGGCTGCCTTCGGGTTCCACCCGCCCGTCCCGTTTCGAAACACTAAGTTTTTTTTTACTATTTTTGTTAGCAACCCGGAACCTTAGCGGACGGGTGACGGTTTGCACGCCCGGATGGGCCAAATGCCGTCCGTCGTTCAGGAAGGAAAAATCATGAAATATATGCTCCGCGCAGCAGCTGCGGTCTCTGTTCTCGCGACGGCTCCTGCGGCTTATGCTGCGGTCACTGTCAGCACTCCCACGACGGTGGAGGCTCGGACGAATGCAAATCAGACATCGATCTCCTTCGACGAGTCCGCGGTCGCGCTGGGGAACTTCACCGAAGTCCTGACTTCAACTCAACTGAGGCGACCAGGCTTATCTTCACGCTCGGAACGAGCTTTGCAGGCATCGACTTCTCAGACGTGTTCGTTACCCAGGCCGGCTCGACCACCTCTCTTTTCAGCCTGACGGGAGCCCGGGGAGGGAACATCAACCCGGAACAGCTGAGCGGCTCGTTCATCGCGAACGCTGGAACTTTCACGCTCAACATCAACGGCAACAACACAGGCCCGGGCCTTGGCACCCTGGCCGGCACGGTGAGCATGTCGGCGGTTCCTGAACCGACCACCTGGGCGATGATGCTCATCGGCTTCGGTGCCGTGGGCTACTCTCTGCGCCGCCGCAAAGTCGGCTATGCGGGTATGCGTCCGCAGGCGATCTAAGCGCCTCCAGACGTAACATACTAGGCAACGCCGCTGGTCGAGAGACCTGGCGGCGTTTTGCTGTCAACGCCTCCCAAGCACTAGCTCCACACGATTTTGCCGCCGTTGAAGGGGCCCTGCGGTTCTGTGGCGAACACCGTGGCCAGGGCCGAACACCGAGAACTGACAAGCTTTTCGCCACTCGACTTGGCTAGCGAAGAGCCGTTCCTTTTGCGGACGTAGGGCTTCGCTATTCCTGGATCTGTTAGCTCTACAACGACAGCGGTCTGGAGCTCGGCTCTGCCTCCCGCGCCAAAGGAAACCGCTACCGTCTAATCGACGGCTACGAGATCATGGCATTGCGAAGGAGTACCCTTCGAAAACAGGCACTTGAAGCCGTTCGTCGCAGATACACACTACTCTACCGCAGCGGTGGTGATTCTCGCGTGATGCGGTGCGACTGACGCCGCGATTCGCAACTTGCCGTATGGGTTTAAGTGGCGTGATCAAGAGATCAATCGTACGCGTTCATCATCGCTGCGCCCGGGGGGGCGTATCTCACAAATTCAGGACAAGGCTCAGTCTTCATGGGAAGTACTACTGTGCGCCAGCGCATGCCGCGCTGGGCGACGGTTTCCGTCGCCTGCTTGGCTTTGATGGGGGTGGCTTATGCTGGTGCCGGCAATGTTAGGGGCTCCAAAAAGCCAACATCTGGCGGAACGACGGCGACGCCCACACCCACCACTACCACCACTACAACCACTCCTTCGCCCACTCCGGCCGCGCCTACTGCGGCGCTGGGAGGCCGCAGGCTGGGCATCAACGTGGGCAGTGCATCTTACTACAGCGGCGAGCGCGACTTCATGAACCTCGCAATGGGGGACAATTGGCGTCTCATCTCCGGAGGTCGGTGGGGCGATATGGATCCTGCCCGCATCGATCCCGCGACTGGTGCGGTGAAGTGGCTGGCGCAAGGCGAGACTGCTGCGCTAATGCTCACCCCGCCGCCTCCGACGGATGCGACGGGCGTATGGGTACGATGCACATTCGCGGGAACCGGTCGCATCTCGGTCGGCGGAGCAAGTGAATCGCGTCCTCTGCTGAATGGCGTGGAGTTCAGATGGGTCGTCGGTCGGCCGGCGGCGAACGTGTGGGTTTCCCTAGACCAGACGAGCGCCACCGACCCTGTAAGGGCGCTGGACTGCCGCGAATCAGATGCGCCTCGCACGGCTCTGTTCTCGCCTGAGTATCTGGACTCGCTGAGGCCCTTCGGCGTTGTCCGTTTCCTTGACTGGCAGAAGACGAACACCAATGCCGGTGGCAAATGGGCGCTGCGGACCCAGCCGGGCTCTATCACGCATGGGGCCACCGAAGGGGTGGCTATCGAGCACATGATCGCGCTTGCGAGGGAGCTCAACGCAGATCCTTGGTTCATGATTCCATGGAATGCAGACGAAGAGTATGTTCGCAACTTCGCTCAACTGGTCCGCGACACGCTGCCTGCCGAGCGCAAGGTGTATGTTGAGCTAAGTAACGAGGTATGGAACGGGAGCTTTCCAGTCGCCCATCAGGCAAGGGATGAGGGTCTTGCGGCCGGCCTGTCAGCGGACCCCTTCTACTCAACGCTGATGCGCTACTCACAAAAATCCGCGTGGATGCTGAAGATCTGGAGCCAAGTGTTCGCCGGTCAGCCCGGGAGATTGGTGCGCGTAGTGTCTACCCAGCATGCCAATGTGGAGACAGCAAAGACGGTGCTTGCGTTCGGTGACACCGCCAGCGTCGTGGATGCCTTAGCTACAGCCCCGTACTTCGGCCACGACATCAGACCGACAGCAACTCTGGACCAAGCGATGCTCAGTCTATCGGCCTCTGTCGACTACAACATCCAATATTCTCTCCGAAACAAGCAAATCGCTGCTCAGTACGGCAAGCGGCACATCGCGTACGAATCCGGGCAGCACGTTGTGACACCAGAAAATCCAAGCTTCACGATCGGCGTGAACCGCGACCCGCGCATGTACGATCTCTACGCCCGCTACCTTTTAGGCTGGAGAGAGCAACAGAGCGACTTGATGGTCCTGTTCAACGCGACGGGTCCGATGGGGGGGCACGGAGCCTGGGGCCTGCGAGAGTACAGCGGCCAATCCTCCACCGAAACTCCAAAGCGGAGGGCAGCTCTTGAGGCCGCGCCGCTATAATCTCTGAAAGTGGCTCCCGATACGCGTTCGGCTAGGGGCCACGCATCGGGAGCCAGTACGCCACGAGAGCGCAAGGATCCGAGCCTCTCCCCCGGCTCAAGAACCATCGTGGCTCTGACAGCTTACCTGAGCGGCCGTTCTGCGACTTCCGCCCGTTCCCCCGTCAAAAGCAAACTGGAGCAGAAGTCGCAACCCGGTTGACCCCAGGCGGCTTCGGAGTAGCCACGAAGCTTAAGATAATGCTGAAGGTTGCCCCGCTGCCCCGAAGTCCGGGGCAGCGGGGACGGTGTCCACCCCATGCCAGCAGGGAGAACGATGCGTCTCGGGTCGCGAACGCGGAAACTCTTCAGCACATCATCGGCCAATGCCGCAACGGCCGAATGTTAGACGATGTGGCTCCTGTGTCAGTTTGGGTCGGGTTTTGCGGAACAGGGAAACGGTAGTCGGTCACCTTGAGAAGAAGCGCTTGCGCCGGGCCGGCGCCAAGGGCGTCGCGAGAGCTGCCAAGTTCAGCGCCATGCAGATGCATTTCACCACCACGCGGGCGCCGTTGGGATGCCTCTCTCGGACTTGCTGGACGGTGATGCTCTCACCGATCACTGCGGTGCAGCGCCCGCAAAGCAGAGTGTCGGCTTCGTCGCCAGTGAACACCGGAAGCGTCTTAGCGATATAGATCCAGTCGTTCTGAGTGGTGGACTGGATGACCGGAAGGATCACAGCGGGCATGACACTTCGTACTTCAGACCAGCTCTCGCGGTAAGAGCGCATAGGCTCTATTGGGCTACGGACAACGAAAACGCCGCCAGCCTCGCGACCAGCGGCGCATGTGTAACCAGTGCTCTGGACCTATTCTGCTTCCGCTAGCCAGTCGGACGTCTCGGTGATCGGCACATCTTCAGCGCTAGCCTCGGCGTCTCGATACTCTGGGAAAGTAACGTCCATGCTCTTTCTCCGACTCAACACGACCCTCGTAGAGCCAGCTTCGCTCAACGGGCCGGATGTTCAAGCCGTGTATTTTCAGTGTCCCGGGGCGGCACGGCGTGAAGTTTGGCGGTGCTACCAATCCTCGGACCGCGAACGTCGGCTCAGCGACCGGCGTTTTCGAGGATCAATTTTGCGAGCTTTCGGCATTTATCACGCTTCTTCAGCCACAGCTGCGCTCGTCTTTCCGACTGCGCCAGGCGAGCCTGCTCCTCCCCATAGTCGGCGATGTGCTCTAGATCCTCCAGAAGCCGCTCGGGCTCGCTTTCCTCGGGAGCTGGCGGAGCGGTAGTGAGCCGACCGGACACTGGCTTACTCGCTGCTGGTCGTGGCGATCAGCTCCACGTCCTCGAGATCTTCGCTCATGATGGACCTGATCTCCTCAGCGCGCTCCAAGTCGTCACTCGCAAAGGTGTGAACGTCGCCCAGATCATCGGTGCCGGTCACTTGGTAGCGGCGTGTGGGTAGCATTGGCTTCTCCAGTGTCGGTATTCTTCGCTTCCCGCTCGCACGCCTTGCTCGTCAAGTCAGAGTAGGCACCCGGTTTTGGATAAGAGACAGTCCACCTAGCCGGTCCAGCTCGGCTGCGATGTGATCGGGCACGATAGCCCGCGCATCCGGTGCGTTCCTCGATCGTGTCGCTTCTGAGCCTTCAGCTTCGCATAGCCGGGCTCCTCTCCCCACACCCACTTCGGAACGTGCCGAAGCCAGACGTAGATGACTGCCGCAAGTCGCTTTCCGCTGATCGTGATTCGATGCTCTTTCATGCGGAACAGTTAGAGAACATCGCCGGCTGAGCGCAATAGGTCATACGATTGTGAGGAACCGCCCACCGCCGAAGTTGGTTAACGAATCTGCGACGCGAGGGCGCCCCGGCACACAGCCGGCCGGGGCGCTGGTTTCCGCAATTGAACACGCCGCCGTTCTGATTTATTTTGCCCTCGAGCACACAAGCCGAGTTGGGTCATGGCGAGCTACCGTATTTACCTCATGAAAAACAATCGGCTGCTGTCGTGGGAAGACATTGAAGCACCACACGATATTGCAGCGATTGAGGAAGCACAGCGGTTTCGTGGCGAGCATCACGTTGAGGTTTGGGCTGACCGCCGGAAGCTGACCAGTTTCCCGCCCACTGATGAGGCCGAGGGTGGAGCCTTTCTCCTCTCCGGGTGAAGGGCGGGAGCCACGAAGCCCCCGCCCACGCACGCATCAGACTTTCATCCGCTTCTGCCTTTCCTTCGTCTTCGGCCGAAGCTCCACCACCTCAGCTGAGTGGGCCTCATAGGTAGCTAAGGCGTTACGGATGCGGGCTTACAGCATCCGCAGCACGTTCAGCGGCATGGCTTCACCGTCGCCTTCTTTCCAGCGAAGCACTGCGAAGCCGCTGCGGATCGTGACGTGCGGCACGGCTTCGCGGAACGACGGAGCGCCGCTCATGCGTCGTGCTCCGGCTCTCGCCCATCGTGCTCGCATCCGCCAGGATCGCTGAAAGAACAGCCGGGGCCGTTCCAACGCCGGTACGAAGCGGCCGGTTCGTCTTCCGCGAAGCTGCCATCTGATGCGTCGCCGTTGTCCTCCATCGGGTCATCGTCCTCCTCGTCTTCATGGGCACCAATCGTCGCGGTGCCTTGCAGAAGGTGCGATCCGAACGGCGCTCCTGTCTGGTCGAACTGCTCGCGCCAGCTCGGCCCGCCGGCATCTGATACCGGACAGCCGGGACCATCGGCTCCGAACCCCTCCCGGTGTTCCACAAAGCTGTCCTCCAGCCCCGGCTCTTCTAAGTCCGGGTCGCCGTCGTCCCTGTCTAGCCGCGCGATAAGCAGCTCGATCATGTCGTGAACGGCGTTGCGAGGCAGCTTCTCGACAGCGCTTGGGCTTCGCGCCCACTCGATCCTAGTTGCCACGGCGCACCCCCTTCCCTGCTGCTTCGGACATGCCGAATAGAAGGAACCGAGGGACCGGAGCTTATCGCAGTCGCTCCTCATCAATGTCTGCGCGCTTTGGGCAAGCCGTGCGCCGGCCTCGCGCCGTCTGGTCGTGTCGGTGTAGATCTCGGGAAAGAGCGCTCTGCCCTCCCGCACGTAGTCTGCGCTGTTGGCATGGTTTTCACTCACTGGTTCTGGCCTGTGACAGCCTACCCACGTGTCGGACGTGGTGCCGGAGAGTCACAGCCTGCCAGTGAGACAGGTGGAGCGTTTTTCCCTCGAAAGGGTATTGTATGGCGCCCCGCTCCCGACGTAGAACGTCGTTCAGCGTGGACGCCAATCCACGCTGTTACTTCGGCCATCCTTCCCGCGCAACGGGTTAGATCGCCTATCACTGGTCAGGGCTGTGACACCCGCTGGCCAAGTTAACTATCTCAGCAAGAAGCGCAAGCTTCCCCATCCGGGGAGCCGCCGCGCTGCGCACCGTCACTCATAACTTCGCCGAGATGACGAGACGTTCTGCTCTAAGGTTGTGGTGCTCGCCGAGCCTCAGCAACAGCCAGCCGCTCAAGGATAGCTTCTACAATCAACGCAGGGATTGCGCGCTGCTCATTCACCAACTGCCATACTGTTCTTAGTTCCGAATCCGAGATTCGCTGCATGGCTCGCTTTCCAGTAAGAATAGGTGCCGCGGCGACGAACCGCCGCGACACCTTCTAGGTTGCTCAAGTTAGACTGCGTGAGCGAAACGTCGCGTTGGACGCCTGCGCATCGAATACCCGATCGCGCCAAAGCCAATGAGCATCATCGCCCAAGTCGTCGGTTCCGGCACCGCAGACACTCCGCCAAGGCGAAGCTGCTGGAACGAGTCCACGCCAGCGACCGCCAAGTTGTTGGTGGTGAGGGAGATGCCGGTAAACCGCTCCCCGGCGTTCCCAGAAATGCCGAACCAGTTGTTTCCGTTGGTGGAGAGTCCGAGGTTCGTCAATCCGGTGGTCTGTGTGCCGGTGGTGCCATCTGCGTTCAAGTAGCTGAAGGTAACCAGCGTCGCCTCGTTCAGCTGGTTCCCCGGAACTGGCGCGAGGTTGAACAGAGCACGTGCAAACGTCGAGCCGCCCTCGAGAAGGAAGGAAAGCGATCCAAGCCGCCCGTCCACCGCGCTGATCGATGCCTGACCGTTAGCATCGACGTTGATGCCGAGCATCTCGTTGCTTGTGAAGGTGACCTCCACGCCGCTGTTGTTCGTTACCCCAGAGGCGGTCGAGACGTTTGTGGCAGAGGAGAGTAGAACATTCTCGTCCGTCGAGAGACAGTTCGCGCCGTTGCAGACCACCACAGCGGCCGAAGCCGGTGTCGCCGATATCGCAGCGAGAGCGAGCCCCGTAGCCAAGATGATTTTCTTCAT